CCCAGGTTCCCCCGCTCGCCCCCTCCTTCCCGAAGGGCAGGATAAATCCTTATCATATTTCATAACATTTTATCTTTGTGAAAAATCCATATATTTATCCTGGGTTCCCGGTGGATAATGCTAATCAAGCAACCCCCAATGTCATTCTATAGTAAAATTGTAATACTTAGTACATACTTTTTAGGAAACCAGTATAGACCTCCATTTTTCAAGTGGTTCAAAATTTCATCAAACAAAATTCAAAAGAAATAATATATCGCCTTTATTTTCAACGTGGTATATATTTTTTTCATCTATTACTGATACTCCCTGACCTTGTAAAATATAAGGCTGCGTTTTTTTAAGATGAAGGTCCACGATGTCAATATAAAATACACGCGAACCTATATTTACTGGATATTTTTTCAATTCCAAGAGAGAACTGTTAAATTGTATATCAACTTCCACAATAAGATTATTATTCTCGTCTATTGAAATATTCTCAGGTAAATCCGGAACACACTTTACTATAATATCATTACCACCTTTTCCGTCAAAATAAATTTCATTGTGCCACAAAGGCACAAAATACATTTGACCATCTACTTTCAACTTGTAAATATTATTTGCAAATATATCATCTATTGACGGATTTAAGATATAAACCATATCCATCATATATTTTTGCTTTATGATTTCTTTTACCGCCAATAAAATTTCACTATTTATATGCAATAAATCTTTGTATTTTGAGAGAAAACTATAAACATACAACGATGTTTCTTTATCCAAGTTTTCAAACAACGAGCAAGATATTTTTGTATAACCATTGATTATATTAGATATTATGGTAGAGACAACTGTGTCATATTGACCTTTCATCACAGATGATATGAATAAATTCAATATGTTATTATAAGATGAGTAGGTTTCTCCTCCCTTTTCTTCTTCCGGTAAATTACTTATTTCTCTCTGGAGCAATTTATAAGCTTCTTGTATCTGTTGAAATTTTTCTTTTGATTCAATGCTATTCTCATTTTTATCTGGATGATACTTTAAAGCAAGTCTATGATATTTCTTTTTAATAAATTCCAGATCAAGGGTTTTTACAGGAGAATCAATTTCTAATATTTTTAACGCATCTTTATAATCCATGTAGATCTATATGATTAATTTTTATATTTGAATAAGGACTAAATATAAAAATTATTTTTTTGAAGTAGTAGGTGCCATATTATGAACAATTTGTATTAAATAGAATATATAATTTTCTAAATGATATATTGGCCGGTAATTGTTATTGAAATATTTTAAAAATTGGTAAGTTTTGATAATTGTTTCAGGCATATCTTCATTTGATATTCTTTTTGTTTTTATAAACTCAAAAAGAATATACCAAATGCAGTCGGTTATCTCCAAATTGTAAATTAATATATCATATAGCGTATCGCGACATTTCAAATACTTTAATTCGTTTATGTTTATAATCATATTTATAATTTTATCGCAAATTATAATGTGTTCATGCATGCAGGAATTGGAAGAATATAAATTTTTTATATTTGTAATTTTATCAACGTCAATATTTATACTTGATTTATTTTTTGAACAATTTAAATACCTTGCCTTAGTTGGACGCGAAACATGGATAATTTCACTGCAATTCAAAATAGACTCTGGTATAAAACTAATATGTTCTGATATAATGATATATTTTAAATGAATAGAATTCATCGTATTATTTTCTTGCATATAATTGTAAAAATTATCTAATAGCTCACTGTGAATATCATGAAAATACTTGCAAACAATTATACCACATTTATCCACTTTTGCCGAAATAATATCTATAATTTGCTGAAAAATTTCATTCCATAAAAGTTTAGAATTGCACCCAAGAAGAGACATATCTACTTCGCAATGAATGTCGCTAATTTTGAAAAAATATTGTTGTTTGTTGAAAGTAATACTAAGTTTTTTTTCATATTTTAATCCAGTTGGACTATATTGTTTTATTGAACGAAGTACTTGTGTATATTTTCCTGTTCCTTTAGGACCATAAAATATAATATTTTTTAAATCTTTCAACTGTTTTGGAAATTGTTTGTATATTTTTTCCAATTTTGGATGTAAATTTTCTTTTTTGGATGATTCTATATATTCTTCAAAATGAGTTTCATAAAATTTCATTGATTAATATGATTACATTTATGTTTTTATACCTTGTATAATTTATAATCTTATATGGTGAATTTTCAAAAGGGTATAAAATGAATACATTATATATTAGTAATGAATATTGTAACAACAATTGAACAATATAAAGATGAATGCATATATTTTTGCGATCCAATAAAAAATAATATAATAGCAGATGGTAGATTTATTCGGATAATATATTCCACACCTGAGTTTGTATCAAACGGTATTTTTTTACTGATAAATTTACAAGATGTAACCATTGAAAAATTTTATAACAAGTTTAAATGTGTGTTTAACATAACACAACACAAAGAATTGATTTGTGAAATTAAAGTGATTGAAGAACATATTTTGAAAAAATTTAAACTTGCGGATAAAATACCACAATTTAAAATATTTGACCAGCTTAAAAGTGGATGTATAAAAATATTTTCAGACAATTCTAAAACACATGGAGGAGCGTTTTTACTGAAAATATCTGGAATTTGGGAAACCGAACTTTGTTATGGGTTGACATATAAATTTATGAAGGTATCTCCAGGAATTCAATAATTATTGAAAAAATTTATAAAGTTATATATTACATCTTTATCATATTTTACCCATCCCATAGATGTCCCTTCTCCATATGTTGTATAAACACTGAAATTTGCATTGGATAATTGAAATTCTGTCAATTTATTGTATTCTTGTTTGACTTCTTCTATATCTTGTTTTGTCATCTTCGCATTGTATATTTTTTCATACCTTTGTACAAGTTTTTTATTATAATCGTATATTTTCCAGCGTATTCCATAGACATTTCCATCATAATAGATTTCCATGCCCACCTTTAATAAAGGTGGAGACAATATACCTTTGGGAAAGGTATAGCCAAATCTTATTTAGTTTTCTTTACTTTTTACATTCCTTTTCTAAAGGTGCAGGGAAGTAAACCCATCCGTTGTAAAGTATTTTAATATTACTCCCATTGTAAGAGCAAACACAAAGTTAATTGTCCCCAATAAATATAAGAAAGCGCTATGCGTTAAAGGTATACTACCAGTAGATTCAAAACTCGGTTTTTTCATAGCAGTATACAGAATACCAACTTGCAGACAAATTAATAACAATGATATAGTATTAAATGTATAATAAGAGTCAGAAATGTGTCCACTGGATATTAAATTTTTATAGTAAATTGTCAAATAAAGTAGATATCCAATAAGTGCTAAAATTAATAAAAAGGGTCCCAAATTAACTTTGAAAAAAGTGAATAATTGTGTCCATGTCATGGATTCTCGTTTTCCATATAATAGCGTGCTCATTACTAATAATATACCAACAGCCAAACAGGAGTATGATGTAATTGTAACGGGAATGCTTGAAGCATTTTTTAACATCATGGATACAAATGCTAAAATAAGTCCGACAATAATGAGTGAAAAATACACAATAGAATAAACATTCATAATATTAGGGTCTGACATGTACTATAATATTATGATATTTTTATAATTTATCAACAAGTGTATTTAACTTTTTGAGTAATCCCTTCATAGAAGAATTGTTCTTCTTTTCACCGCCTTGTTGCATTTGCATTGGCTTTGCCATCACCTTTTCCTTTTGCATTGCCATTTCCTTTGCCATCACCTTTTCCTTTTGCATTGCCATTTCACCGCCCTTCTTTTCACATTTGTATTCAGCTTCAATGTATCCTAAGTTCGTTAAAATGCTTACTAAATCATCGTATAATCCAGGAAGTTCTTCATCATCTGCGTCGCATACGTAGTTTGCACCTCCAAATACGGTTGACCATGTATTATCATCGGTAGGTAATTTACATACCTTAATACCTCTTTGTTTTAAAATATCTTTGAATGCACATGCTAATGTAGATTCAGGACCAAAGATGATTCCAACAGGACTGTAATCTTTGTCACAAACAGCATCAATTTTTTGGGCTTGCCATTCCACACGTTGAGGGTAATTAGCAAAATCATCGCTTGGTAAATCTACGTTTGAGGTTACCACGGAACCGTCTTTATTATCTTTTTTGTCAAAAAATTGGACATTGAGTCTAATATTTTCACCATTTAAGCAACGAACCAAGTGATCATTGTGTTTGTTGATGAACATTTTAGTACCCTCTAACTGAGGAATGTAAGTAAGGTAAAAACCAATATGATTACCGCGACAAGTATCAATTGCATCTCCACTGAGATAGATATCGGCAGAACGTCCGCAAGGCATAATTATACTATATAACACGAAAATTATTTTTCTAAATCCAGAATTTTTTCTTCTAAAAAAGTTAACTGTTTTTGTAAATCTCCAACCTTATCCACAAGCAATGGTATAAGCTCTAAATAATTTACATTTTTAATATTGTTATGTTCCGATACTAAGTTTGGATATATCTTCTCAACTTCTTGTGCTATAAATCCATAATGTTGCTTTTTTGCATCATCTTTCAAAAAATTATATTTCACAGGTTTTAATGTTAACAATAGATCAATTTCTTCTCTCGTTACTTCTTTAATATTCTCTTTCATAGTTGAATCAGATGTATTATAAATTGTTCCGCTTACCGTCAAATCATTAGGTATGTAAACATTTACACTTTGATCAGACGGAGTGATGATATTAGATTGTCCAACACTTGAAGATTGATAGACCCATGATATTGTTGCAAATAAGTCAGAGAAAAAATTATACTGCTTAATATAGCTTGTATTATTTGGTTGTTTTCCTCCAAATCCTATGCCTGCCATAGGTTAGTAAAAGACTTTTTTTTAGATCAATATTAAATTAACTAAATAAGTAAATAAAGATTACAACATGATATTTTACATAGAATGGAGTCCAATTTTAATTTAAATTTTCAGCATCCTCTTATTCCAAATCCACAAGATTACGTCATTGACAAAAAATATGTTAGTATTCATTCGGAAGATAGAGATGTGATAAAATTTCCTAAAGCTAACGATTTTGAAATAGAGTTGCCTCAAGATTATAATAATGTTTATTCCGCGAGGCTAACAAGTTGGACGTTTGCATCAAACTATGATACGTTTTCTATTGCGACGTATAATATAACATTGATATACCGTTTTATAGGTTTGTATAATCCATCAGATCATAGTTTTTCAAATGATTTACAGAATGAAATATATAAAGCTCTTTATTATCATCAAAATATATATGGAACTGATGAATTTTTTTTTAATATAGAATCGGGATTTTATACACCTATTCAGATGGCAACAGAATTAACAAATAAAATGAATGCGACAATTACATCATTTTTAATGAAATCATTGCCTACATATGTTCAACAAGAATTTATTAACCAAGGAGGATATAATGAGTTTGTAGTTGCATACAATCAAGTGGGGCAAAACTTGTATTTTGGAAATAAGAGTTCTCAGTTTGAATTGGTAAATGCCTCTGAATTACTAAATGGAATACTTTATGGAGTTGACGCGGAGTATTTGAAGTGTGTCACAAATTCAAGTGTGCCCCCATTTGTTAATTTTGGACTTCCTTATAATCTGGGGTTTGAGAGAATAAATATCGGATCTGTTGTGTTTCCTTCAAATGAACTTCCACGTTTTTATTATGGAGATGCAATAAAACCAGGAGATAATGGATATTGGCTTATGCCAAATGTAAATCTTCCGGGAAGTCAAGTTAGTGTTATTATTGCTCCTTATAAATTGAATAATATGGGTCCATCGCATTTTTACATGGAAATTGACGGTTTAAATTGTATGGACGAGACGAGCCCATATGTCTTGAACAAATTTACGTCAACTACAAATGAGACAAATGGAGTTGTAAACTCTGCTTTTGCAAAGATTCCAATTACATCAACTCCTTTATCTCAATTTTACGATAAGGGAAGCGAGTCTTACAAGTATTTTAATCCGCCAAAAGATAGGATTCGCCGTTTAAAAATAAAATTACGATATCATGATAACCTCCCTATTGTTTTTGGTAAATTTCCATTCTCATTTAATATTGAGTTTACAATGTTGACACCTATTAATAAGAAAAAATATGATACGACACGGTCATACCTTACCTAAATGTGTAAAAGTAGATTTGTAGCGGGGAACCCAGGTCTTCAGAAATCCAAAGGATTTCCAGCCCCTTAGCAATCATTATCATATTTCATAACATTTTATCTTTATGAAAAATTTATAAAATAATTCAATAAACATATTTATTTGTATGTAAATATGTTTATTTTTTTATAATTATATTTATACACCATACTTATCCTTTAGCCAACCTAATATAATTTGAGTGTCGCATGTTTTATAATCTTCTTTAAATTCTGACAAAGAGAGAAACTGTGGCTTCTTTGCCTTTGGTGTTTTATAAAATACATAATCTCCATGTTTTCCATTACGAATGGAAATTTCTATTTTTGGAGTTTTGTAAAGCTCACGGCTAAATTTATTCTCATTTTCATCCAGTAGTTCAACCACTTCTTCATATGTTAATGCTTCTTTACATGTTTTACCTAAAGATTTTTTATTTTTGCCCCATGTTGCGTACAAACCAAACTTTCCCATTTTTACATATAAAGGCTCATTTTGATAAATACCCAATGGAATGTCTTGGGATTTGGTAGGAGCTACCATCTCTTCCAGTCTGTATTCTCCATTTTTTATCTTAGAATAATCCAACTCTGATTTGACGGGCTTAAATTCCACCATCTCTTTATTGGATGATTGGTTTGTGGTTACACACTTTATAACTGGACCGTGTTTTCCAATAATATATGAATTTTGGTCATCAATTTTATACTCGGTTTTATCAGCTCCATTCAATTTGCTAAGAAGATCAGCCAACTGTTTATCGCAGCAAGAGCATAGGTCCTTAAATTCTTTTTCACCAGAAGCAACTTCGTCTAAATCATCTTCCATTTGTTTGGTATAATCATATTGAAACACAGGACCAAAATTCTTTTCCAAAAATTCCATGGTTACAAGTCCAACGGGTTGAATCACCAATTTTCCTTTCTCGTTTCCAAATATTTTTTTCTTCTCAATTTCACTTATCTCTCCGTTTTCCAATTCATAATCATTGCAAACAAATTCTTTTCCTTCCAGATCCATTTTCTTTACGTATCCACGCTGCTGAATTTTATCAATGATCATGGAAAAAGTGGATGGTCTACCTATTCCAAGCTCTTCCAACTTTTGAACTAAACTCGCTTCCGTATAATGAGATTTTGTGTGTCGTATTGTCACTGACGCGGTTAGTTTAGAAAATGTCGCGGGAAGTTTTAACCCCAACAATGATGTCATATACGCATACGCAGTGTCTTTTTTGATAGTTCCATAAACTTGTTGCCAACCTGGAAACGCATTTGACTCGCACCTATAAACATATGACCCTTCTACAGGAGAGTTTATTGTTACAGATAATGAATCATATACTGCCGGACTCATACAGCTCGCCACAGTGTTCTTCCAAATGAGTGCGTATAGCTTTGCTTCTTTAGCCGTTACTTTCTCCGTAACTTCTTTGAGAGAAAGAAGGGTTGGTCTAATTGCTTCGTGTGCTTCCTGCGCTAACCCAGGTTTATTAGAATCTTTTTTAGGCTGTCCTTTTGTAGAAGAAACGATTCCATCTAATCCAGACGATACATACTCTTGGCCAAACTGACCAGTAATATATGTTTTACATCCTTCAATAAACTCTTTACTATATGTTTTTGAATCAGTTCGCATATATGTGATGTATCCGGCTTCGTACAAAGTTTGACACATCTTCATAGTATCTTTGGGAGAGAAGCGGAATTCATTGGATGCTTTTTGTTGTAACGTGGAGGTTGTAAAGGGTTGAGGCGGAGTCTTATATGTACGCGTTGTAGAAGCCGGAATACACATTTCATGTTTAAATTCCGATGATTTATCCAAAAAATCTATCACATCTTTCCCTGCCTTGTATTTTGTTTGGAATTCAAATGGAATACACTTTTTCGTAAAATACCCAGCAATTTGATATATTAGCTCACCAGGATTCTCATCAATCTCTTTTTGGTTTTCGTATATCAGTTTAACAGCCGGAGTTTGACAGCGACCAGCAGATAAACTATTCTCCTTATTTCGCGCAATATGTTTCCACAAAGTCGGTGAAATTTTAAACCCCACCAGCAAATCCAATATTTGACGAGATTGTTGAGCATAAACTATATTCATGTTTATAGTCCTGGGATTTTTTATAGCTTGTTGAATAGCCGATTCTGTAATTTCATGAAACACAATTCGTTTTGTTCTCTCTACTGGTAAATCAAATAGTTTACAAATATGCCATGCAATCGCTTCACCTTCGCGATCATCATCTGTTGCCAATATAACTTCATCGGTTGCAGCAATCGCCTTTCTTAACACATCAATTTGTTTTCGTTTAAGATCATTATCAATGATAGTAAAAGAAGGAGAGAAATCTTTGTCAATGTGTTTCAAATCTGGAAGCTCTCTCAAATGCCCAAAACTTGCCAAACATTTATAACCTGGACCCAAGTAACCCTCTATTTTTTTGCATTTTGCAGGAGATTCCACAATTACCAAACTATTGGTTGTATAATATCGTTTTGCCATGGGTTTAAAAATTCTCTATATTATATACAGTAATATATTTAAGTGATTTATACAATGTTTAGACTCTTTGTCCTCTTTCTAATGCTTGGATCCAGTTTCTCTCTTGTATGGCTCATTCGCCATTGTGATAAAACGTCCGATTCAGAAGATCCTTGTTGTAGTCAATATGGATACCAGCGTGCAGACAATTGGTATAAATATTTTGACAAATATATTCATCGCAAATCATCTATTCAAATATACGCATCAAATTACAATGAAAAAAAACAGTGTATTGCAAATAATGATTACAAACCGAATTCAAGTTGTCAAAAATCCCAGAGAATGTTTATCACTGGTTTATCAATCAACAATAAAATGACCCCTGGTCAAAAAATAAACATAGATTATTGCATAGGAGAATATAAAGAATTGGTTGATACCATTGAATCATCAAATTCTAACGAAGCTATTGTTGTATGGGAACACAATGAGATTGTTAATATTATTAATAAATTGGGGATCTCGTTGAGTGATTGGCCTGATTCAGCGAGTGAAGAATATAATGTTGTGTTTATGGTTGATTACAATAAACAAAGACTTTATTATGAGTGTTACAACTTTATAGATGGTACAAATACATGTAGCGATCAAATAAATTCTTGGCTACAAAAATATGATTCTATTAAAAGTTATTATACTTTGGATATGGAGAGAAGTATGATGGGGAATATAACACATTCAACTCTTATGAATTATAGTGGACCAAATAGCTATATATTGATGTTTTTATTGGTTTTATCATTATTTTGTGCGTCATTTTGCATGTGGGTTTATCTTTATTATAAAAATACTTGTAGAAAAGTAAACAAGTATACTTATGTGGAATTGATTCCATTACAACCAAAAGATTTTCCCAAGGTTTCATCTTATGGATAGAGTGTCCTATTTGGAATTAGCTTTATCCACCATGAACCCAGGATAAATTTACGGATTTTTCATAAAGATAAATTGTTATGAAAGATGGTAAGGATTTATCCTGCCCGAAGGGCAGGAGGGGGCGAGCGGGGGAACCTGGGTTCCCCGCTATTTGGAATACTTGAATTGCTTCCAGCTAATATTCATTGGTTCCACAAAAGTCTCTTCTGAAGACGAGTTTTGTTCATCTAATTTTTCCGCCTTCTTTAAAGCACTATCAATATAAAGTTCCTTAAGAATCGTTCCCACTAAAAAGGATCCTTCGTGTTGATCCATCTCCCCATTTTCAATTCTCTCCAACACAGTAATAAACTTGTCCAAGATTTGTAGGTCCAATTCATCCTTTCTTACTTTATTGTAGAGATCGGTATAATAGGTGAATAAGAAGTTGCATTCTAACATGGCCTCAAAATTGATTTGTTCAGGTTCGTCCTTATACCTTTCTTTAATATCTACAAGAGCCTTTATTTCTTTTCTAAAAATGGCACTGTGTTTCAGTTCTCGTATTAAATTTGTCTGATCTTCCACATTATTTGCTTGAATCATGTTTTGTAATTGTAATCGCGCTTTATCGTCCATATTTATGTAATTTAGAATGATTATATTTCTAAATCTTAAACGTTGCAAATATAAAAATATTTGTATATTATATGGCGTCTTATGTTGTTCCAAGTGCGGAAGTAAAAGCATTACCCGTTGGTGCAAATAGTCCTGGTAAAGCAGCGTTGATGATGCAACAAAAAAATTCAGACACATTAAATAATTTGGGGAAATTGAGTGGTGGTAAAAGTCGCAGAGCAATGAAACGTGGTAGATCAATGAAACGTGGTAGATCAATGAAACATAAAAGAAAGAGGGGTGGAAATGTAAAAATTTATAGTCCCCACACTCCGTATCCTGAACAAGGTACAGGGTCAAATAGCATTGGATCTATAAATAAAAATCTCACATCAAGCATGATTCAAGGTCAGGCAAATGCACAATTTGATAAAGATGCCAAAGTTGGAGGTTCTAGTCGTCGTCGCCGTAAGACAAAATCCAAAAACGCGTAAAATCATATTAAAAATTTTACTAATAAAATTTAGTATGATTTATATATTATTACCAAGTATAGGATTACTGTATTTTATAAAATGGGTATACGAATTAAATCAAAATGGAACAAAAATATACTTTTCCAGGAATTACTATTATAAACGGTATACTATGAAAAATATTACAATAAAAAATGAGAAATCTATTATAGATGATATTAAGATTGTTTCTATGAAATCATTAAATGAAATTATTAATTATAATTTTATGAAGGGACACTTTCAGAATCACATTATAATGCTTATTTATGATAAAAATAACTTACCCGTTGCAGCAAATATCTCTTTTTGTTGGAAATACAAAAATATAAATGTAATGCATTTAGGATTATATTTAGTAGATAAATGCAATCAGAGAATGGGTCTTCAATCCATACTCGGACTTGTACAAATGATTTCTTCTATGATTGAAACCAACTGTAATATTTATTTTACTGATTTAGGAAGATCTGCAACTGGATTTAACGCATTGGATTCATCTGTGCTACTTACATGTTATCCGACATTAAAAAAGAAAAATTATAATCAACGATTTGCAGAAGTATCAAAGGATATTGCATATGAATTCTATAAAAGATTTACTTTTAAATTTTGTTGCGTGTCAACAAATTCAGAGTATGACCAAGAAAGAATGGTTGTAAAAAACTCAAATGAAAAGGAAGGGGGGGGATTTTATTCATTGACAAACCACAAAGAAACAAGAAAAAGTAAATATTCTACCTACAATGACTTTGTTGAAGAATTATGCCCAAACGAGTTGGACGAATTTATCATAGTAATAAAACCTTCATTTAATCCGTTTTTATAAATCTTTACACCATTTCTAAATGAAAGAAATGATAAAGATGTTTATTTTTCATAATATAAATCTTTTAATAATATAGGAATGCCTTCAGGAAAGAATTGGTTATTTTTTGCATATGTCAATTTAGGATTTATTGCGGGAATATTTTCCATGTATTACTTTGCCACACTAAAATCAATAAAAGATAATTGGGCTGTTTATAGATGCAATCCCATGTATATGCCACTCTCATCAAATATTCAGGAGGATTTCACTTATTGTGTACAAAATATGCAAACAAATATGATGGGTTATCTATTGCAGCCTTTAACATACATTGTTGCTAATATTGGGACCATGGGTTCTGAATTAAGCGGGTCTATCAATGATGTTCGTGAAATGTTTAATAAAATACGTAATTTTGCATCTTCTATTATAGAAAATATTTTTGGAGTATTTTTAAATATCATTGTTGAATTTCAAAAGATTACCATTGGAATAGTTGACTTAATAGGAAAAATTGTTGGAACAATGACAGTATTAATGTACCTTATGGATGGAACAATGAAGACCATGCAAAGTGTATGGAACGGCCCGCCTGGCCAGATGACAAGAAACCTGGGCAAATGTTTTTTCCCCGAAACACTTGTGAAGCTAAAAAATGGAGAAATAAAACAAATGCAGGATTTAAATTTAGGAGACGTCCTTGAAAATGGAAGTATTGTAAAAGCGACAATGAAAATAGACAATAGTAATGATTCAGAGGCTATTTATGTGATAAAAGGAAAAGGAGTAAACAATTCTGATATTTTTGTAACCGGATCGCATCTTATATTAGACAATCGCGGTAATTTTATAGAAGTGAAAGATTACTCTGAATCTATTGTGAAACCGGAATTAAAACAAGAATGGTTTAGCTGTATTATAACAGATAATCACTTTATTGGAATAGGAGATGAAATATTTTGGGATTGGGAAGATTATATTATTAAGCTCCGCCTTTAGAAAAGGTGTTTTTTTGCTCTACTTTTTCTAAAAGTAGATTTGGCTACACCTTTTTTAAAGGTGTATTTGGCTATACCTTTTCTAAAGGTATAATATATGGATGAAAATATATCAAATAGCACACATACAATAAAAAAAATGTATGATAACTTGTCGTACTTTGATTTGTACGGAAACTCTGTTATTTTATTTACACTTGTGCTAATTATTGGGTTTGTGATATATTCATATTGCACTGTAATGGTGAATGCTCAAGCTATAAAAGATGATTGGGGAAATCAAAGATGCAATCCAAAAGTTCTTCCTGTTGCCGGTTTTATCAATAAACCGGATGATAAAACTATAGCAGAATTTACACAAGAGAATTTTACATATTGTATTCAAGACGTCCTTAAAAATATAACGGGAAATGCTGTGCAACCTCTTACATATATAACGTCTTCTTATGCCACCTTTTTCCTTGCTCTTAAAAATGAGGTTCAGAGTATTCGCGGTATGATGGATTACATGCGCAATAGTGTAACTACATTCTCAGAAGATGTCTTAGGTCGCATTTTAAATGTAATGGCTCCATTGCAGCAAATTATTATATCTATGCGGGATGCGATCAGTAAAACACAAGGAATATTGACATCTGCTCTTTTTACAGCGTTAGGATCATATTACACGTTAAAGAGTGTTTTAGGTGCATTTATAGAACTATTAATTATAATATTATTTTCTTTACTTGCAATTATAATTCCTTTATGGATACTTCCATTTACATGGGGTCTCGCATCTTCTTTAACCGCTATATTTTTAGGAATATCTATACCACTTGCAATCGTAACTGCAACATTAAGTAAAATAATGAATATACAAGGATCCTCTATTCCAGTATTAAAGATACCTTCTTTATGTTTTGACAAAAATAATGTTTTAGAAATGAAAGATAAATCTGTAAAAAGAATAAAAGACATTCAAGTTGGAGACGACCTTTTACACGATGGGAAAGTTACCGCGGTTCTCAAGTTAGATGCTTCACGGGCAGTTATGTACGAATTGAATGGGGTTATTGTCAGTGGCTGTCACAAAGTAAAGTTTGGTAAATTATGGATAAGGGTGGATGAACATCCAAGTGGTAAAATGATAAAAAACTATGATGAAGCCTTTATTTATTGTCTGAACACCCAAGAGAAAAGAATAACAATAAAAGATTTTGTCTTCGCGGATTGGGATGAGTTATGCGAAGAAGATGACATTAAATTTATAACAGGCGCATTGAAAAAGATAGATCCAGATGCAGAGTTAAAACATGTTCATAAGTATTTAGGCAGTGGGTTTATTGGATCAACCACATTGGTTCGTAATGATGGAACAATTGAAAACATTAAAAATATTCGCGTAAATGATATATTGTATGGTAATGTAAAAGTAGAAGGAATTGTAGAAATAGATGGATCAACTTTAGGGGGGCAAAAAGTATCTTTGTTTAGAGAAACCAAGTTATATCATTTGATAACAACTCCTAATAAATTTCATATAGGAAATATAATGATACATGATTATAATTCTGGAATTGATTCTTGTTTAGAAAAAGAAAAAATATTATCTAAGAAATATGTATAGTTCAATGGACATCACCATATTAGGGTTCAAATTCCGTTTAGAGGTTCTTATTTTAATTGTAATTGCGTATTTAATATTGACTGGACATCTTATATGGTCTTGTTGCAGGTGGGAAGGGTTCACTGGAGCGAACACAAATCATGGTGAGTCTTCCGACTTTAATCAACCCACAGTAAACACGACAAACTGGGGAGCACCAAGCTTAGTTGTCACACCAGGACAACCATTAGGAAAAGGTGTTCAAAATATTTTAAATCGTGTTTCTCAGCCAGTTCCTTTACCCGAAGGAGAATTAGACATGTTTGCGACTACACCTTTTAAGCCCGAATGCTGCCCCAATGCGTATTCAAATAGCACCGGTTGTGCATGCATGACCACAAAACAGTACAACTATTTAATTGCTCGTGGAGGAAATAACGTTCCTTATTCGGAATATTAATTCCCTCCGAATATTAATTCCCTCCGAATATTAATTCCCTCCGAATATTAATTCCCTCCGAATATTAATTCCCTCCAAATATATTTTGTCTTATCTTAATTATAAGAAAAAATATACAATAAACATCAATAATACTACATATGTGTTTTACACATACATGCCACTTAATGCCAAGTTTACCTCCTTTTTATTCTTAATCAACTTATCTACAATTTCCTTTGTTACGGTAAGAGGAAACTCCACCTTTAATGCCATGTCCTCTTCAAATAGATTAGAGCCAGGCTTCATCAATCGGTACAAATTGAGCTTAGTATGAATAATTTCTAAACAACGCTTCAAGTTTCTCACACCATCCTCCTTCTGACAATGTTCGTCAATAATATAGTGAATAGACTCTTCCGGTATAATAATTTCTTCCGGACTAAATTTCACTTGTTCTTGAATTCTTGGCAACAAATACTCGTTAGAGATGACAGTCTTTTGTTTCTTCTCGTAACCCTTTGTCTGAATGCGATACATACGATCACGCAAAATTGGATTTACTTTGGACTCGTCATTGTAGCTAAAGATAAACAAACACTTACTCAAATCAAACTCAATCTCGGAAAAGTACTTGTCATGAAACTGGCTATTCTGAGACGTATCCGTCAAGTGAGTCAAAATACCGGCAATCTCTTCTCCCTTGGGAGTTTCACTAATTTTATCCAACTCATCAAAATAGATTACCGGGTTCATGCACTTGCTATCAATAATAATTTGAACAATCTTTCCCCAAACACTACCCTCGTAGGTATACGAGTGGCCCTCCAAGAAACTACTATCAGTTGCACCGCCAAGAGCAATAAATGCAAAGGGGCGGTTCAGAATCTTGCTAATACCTTCCTTGACAAGGGTTGTCTTTCCAGTACCCATCGGTCCTTGAATTGCAATAGCAGTTCCAATGGAAGTTGGGTTTGTGATAAGTTGACCCATAAGTTGCATGATTTGCATTTTTGCATCATTTAGACCATAAACCGCAGAATCCAACGTGTTTCTCGCAGTTTCCATAAACTCATGGCACACGTCAATACCTTGATCAATATTAATATCCAATGTCTTGTAGACTCCGAATGGAATCTTCATAAACGTGTCTACCCAGTTCTTAATCTTGTAAAACTCGCTATTACTCGGATCCATAAAACGCAACGTATTAATCTTCTTTATAGCAGCCGCCTTGAAATTGACGGGAATTGTGGATTCCAACAACGTCATACGGTAAGGTTTCTCAATACGAGTGATTTTATTGATCTCCCTGACTTCCTTGATCATTTTTCGTTGGTGCTCAATTCCGAGACCCTTGAAGAAGTTAAAATCGTTCATGACGTTCTTATCTGATAACACGCGCCTAAAGATTCTCAAGTGCTTATCCTTCTGCTTCTGAGTTTTCTTTTCGCGCTTTGCTCTGTAACTGGAGAGCTTGTTTTCACATGTATCAATGCACTCTTTAATCATTGCATTTCCAGGATTCTTTTCATAAACTTCCTTGAGTTGCTTCAAGAATGCCTCGTTTTCTCCAATACTTGAAGAGTTTGTTGAGTTATCCTTGTTTTGATTAATAATGTCTTGCACTTGCATTACAATGTTTTCATCCGACGGTTTAATTTTTTTGGAAGACTTTTTTTGAACAGGTTCCTCTTCCTCGTCTTCCTCATCTTCCTCGTCATCTTCATCTGAATTGTCAGTAGAAACAGATTCGTCTTCATCCTCGGTTTCGTCGTCTTCTTCATCATCATCATCATAATCATCGTCATCTTCATCATAATTGTCATCAAGACCAATTGTAAATACCATGTTGATTTTATTTGATTTTCCGTCTTCCTCATCTTGACCATCATCATCAACCCATTCATCCTCCTCCTCATCCTCCTCCACAAATTTCTTCTTTTTAGAAACTTTATTAGAAACTTTATTAGAATCCTTCTTTACAACCTTCTTGGATTTTTTAACAGGCTCTTCCTCTTCGTCTTCCGATTCCTCCTTTTTGTTATTTTTGCCCTTTTTGCTGTTTTTAATCTTATCTTTCATGTATTTAGACGGAAAGATCTTCTGAAGGAATTTCTTGTATTCAAGTTCATCAAAGTCTTCATCTTCCTCATCAAAATCATCATCATCCTCATCATCATCTTGCTCTTCGGATGGAATGTACTCACTGTCATCTTCATCATCAGAAGAATCATCCTGCTTTCCACCCTTGCGCTTTAGTTTTACCTCTTGGGTCTTCTTGCTCGCCATTTTCTTGGTAGGCTTAAATTTATTTTCACGGGCCATTTTACTTATGTTAGTAATGGATTTGTTATTTAAGTCCAAATCAATTTTTTATTATATTGGATTTGCCATGAATCCCTACAAAAAAATTGAATGTATTTTTGCAAAACAATCTAAATATATAATAATAATATAAGGAGATGTCAAAAAACACAAATCTAAATGTCATAAATCCGTCTAAGATTGTTGGCATTCAATTTAGTATTTTGTCTCCAGATGAAATAAGAAGGGGATCTGTGGCGGAGATTACAAGTCGTGACACTTATGTCAATAATAAGCCGGTTATTGGGGGTCTCTTTGATCCTCGTATGGGTGTCTTGGAGCCTGGACTAATTTGCCCAACGGATGGGTTGGATTATATGAAAACTCCCGGATATTTTGGACACATTGAGTTGGCGCGCCCCGTGTTTTATATTCAATACTTGAATACCATCTTGAAGCTACTCCGTTGCGTTTGTTTCAAATGCAGTAAGTTGGTGATTAGCAAAGAGAAGTATAAGCAAGCATTAAAACTGGCCGCCGAGGCACGTTGGAAGTATGTGTTTGCTTTAGCAAGTAAGGTAAAACGTTGCGGAGAGGACACGGATGATGGGTGTGGATGTTTGCAGCCAAATAAGATTCGCAAGGAAGGTCTCGCCACCATCTTTGCGGAATGGAAGAGTGACGGAGCCGGAGATAACATTGTCATTAAGTTGACTCCTGAAATGGTTCTCAAGAAATTCATGCGCATATCTGATGAGGATGTATCCTTTATGGGTTTTAGTCCAATTTGGTCCAGACCAGATTGGATGATTTGTCAAGTGATGGCGGTTCCTCCTCCCGCGGTTCGTCCATCGGTGAAACACGATGCTCAGCAACGTTCGGAAGATGATTTGAGTCATATCTTGGTCAACATTATTAAGACGAATAAGATGTTGCAAGAGAAGATTCAGAACAACTCTCCGGCAAATGTGATTGATGACTGGACTACCGTTTTGCAATATTACGTTGCCACCCAAGTGGATAATAAGATTCCTGGTGTAGCGTCGGTTGCACAGCGTTCGGGTAGACCGTTGAAGTCTATTAAGGATCGCTTGAATGGAAAGGGAGGTCGCATGAGAGGAAACTTGATGGCAAAGCGTGTTGATTTTAGTGCTCGTTCAGTCATTACTGCTGATCCGAATATCAGCATCCGAGAGCTTGGAATTCCGATGAAAATTGCGAAAAACATTACCAAGCCTGTCATTGTGAATAAGCTGAATCGTGCGTTCCTTACTAAATTGGTTCGCAATGGTCCAGACGAGTATCCAGGTGCAAAAATCTGGGAAAAGAAGAATGGGGAGTCTATTACTCTGAGATATGTGGACCGAGCGTCTATTGTCCTGGAGGAAGGAGATACGGTTCACCGTCACATGATGGACGGAGATCCTATTCTCTTTAACCGTCAGCCTACACTTCATAGAATGAGTATGATGTGTCATATTG